ATGTGTAAGAGCAATGGTCTACCTTACATTGTATGGAGAGGTGACCAAGAGAAACTGCTAGCTTATGTATTCCTACCTGTACTTAAGAAGATGTATCCATACATTAAATGGAATGAAGTACTTCATATATCAGGTAGAGCAAACACAATTGTATATGTACCAGGTACTGAAGAAGGCGAAGTAATAGACCAAGGGGGAATAGATGAGGTTGATGAAGATTCTGGTATCAGTGATATTGCTACCAGTGAGAGAGTATTTGCTGGACAAGAAGCTGGAGCAGAGTGTGAACTTGATGAATATCTCGGAGACTTTTCATCTTATGTAGATGTTGAGAAGTTAGCTGAGTTAAAGTTGCTTCCACATTTCATGGATGATATTCAAAGTAACATCAGACAGAATCTAATTGATCAGATGTGGACTGAAGGATACGACAAGAAACGCAGAGCACCATTGGGTAGGTTCACATCACATGATTCACGTAACCTAATGATCATTGATATTAGCTGCTCAATTCCAAGAGGCATTAGTGCAACTATGATTACGTTAGCAGAGACGCTAAGAAGCTATTGCAACTGTGACCTTATATTCACAGCAGCAAAGACTATATATTATGAGCGAGGCAGTGAGCTTCCAAGTCCAGGAGAAATCAGAAAGCTTTGTCCTCTTGGACAAGAGAGTACCCAATTCAATGACATCATTATAAATAAACTAAGAGGAAGAACCTATGATAATGTGATCTGCTTTGGTGATTATGATACTCCAGATTATGAATGGCATGTATTAGAAGAAGCATACAGAACAATCAAGGTTCATAAGATTTGGAACTATCATACCTACAGAGAGAATACTCGAGCAGGATACACAATAGGATTTGAGAGATACAGTAAGCCAGATGAAATTGTGTATGACATAGAATGGGCAAGGATCATGAAAGATTGAGGTGGTAAATATGATTCAGTTGCCATCAGGTTCTATATACTTCTGGATGTATTCAGAAGGATTAAAGAGAACAAGCTTGCAAGATATATGTGTAGCTTGTAAGCAAGCAGGAGTAACTATTCGTGAGAAAGATTTCCAGAACTATTGGAATGGATATTATCATGGGAAGTTATATGTAGAGAAGTCAGTACTAGACTTCGGAGATACACCATGTTCTCCATTCTATGAAAAGAGATATGAAGAATATGATGAACACCCGTACCTAGAGTTACCTGAAATATCTAGGAGATGGGTACCATGTAACGCAGCAGGTAGACCACTAATCAAATGGTCACTAGGTTGCATGGATAGGATTGATGCAGCATCAATGACACAGTATCAAATGGTTGCAGAGAATATGCACATGACCAAGATGATTGTTATTGATTGCGATGGAGATCACACAGAGAATCTTGACTATGAAACTATAGGTTTCTTAAGCAAGTGGATAGACAAGACTCATTGTCTCTACAAGGATAAGACAGTCAGTGAGTACAATGAGTCTTGGTATCCTGAACACATGGGCTGTGCAAATCTACCAGCATCATATCACTTAACGTTCATGACGGACAGAGTTATTCCCACAATGCATTTTCCAAAAGCTCATATAGATGTTATAGGTAATAAACAAAACTCATTGAGATATTGGAAAAATAAAATTTGGAATCAGTTGCCACCGATGGAAATGACAACTGAGATCTGGGAGCAGCTTAAAGATTACATAGCAGAAAGGGAAAGCAGATGAGCTTAAGCCTAATGGACTGGATGAACTTATGCTACGGAGAAAAAGAAGAAGCTATGACCAGGGAAGAGTTTGGTCGCGTCATGCATGATGATTCTATTTCGGAATCAAAGAAGCTAGCTTACTTAGAGAAGGTAGAACAACTAGGAGGATATGATGGACTCAGTGAATAAGGCAATAGCTAAAGCTATTAGCGATATTAAAGAATCAGGAATCTATGGTTGCATTACAGGATCAACCTTAACTGATTCAGACTTTGATACATGGACACAAGTACCTGATGTTGATGTGTTTGTATACACAGAGATGGCACAGGTAAATGCAATTGATATCATGATTCACAAGTACAACTGCAAGCCTGCAACTAAAGGTGAGCAGTGGAAGATTGACAGGATGATCAAGCATGGCAACAGGAAAGACTGTGCCTTGTCAACAGTGAAGCTTGTGAACAAGGACGGAATCATCATCAATATTTCATGGAAGCGTAATCAAACTACAGTGCTTGATGTTATCAGTAATTTTGATATGACTATTGTCATGAAGGGATATGACATCAACACAGGAACAGAGCTAGACTTAACAGAGCAGTTCTCTGAGAAGAATGTAGCTAAACCTAATCCACTTAGGAATCAAGACACAGAACTATACAACGTTGATGCGTGGCTGCGTCAGTTTGACAGAGTGATTAAGTATTGGGATCGTGGCTTTGATACAAGACCAATGGCTAGATTCTATATTGAAATGATTGATGATGTCTTGGACAAAGGTAGCTTGTTTACAACATCTAAAGCTGAAGCTTACTTCGATGAGTTTGCTCGTGACAAACGAGAAGTAAGGCAGCGCATTGAAACATGGCTCATCGATAAGGAGGACATCTAATGCTTAGTGATGACTGGTATGAAGAAGCTAAGGAATATTTTACAGATGGTCAAAGAGATTATGCACAACTAACTTTAGAAGGAATGCGTGAAGAAAGAGATCACTTCATGGAACCAGGAAGAAGGAACAATGATGCAGTAAATTTAATGATAGTATCAGCAGCACTAGGTGTTCCACCACAGAAAGTTATGTGGCTAGATGAATACATAGGAGCTGATATGGGTAATGTAACAGAAGAACATTTCAATGAATTACGAGAAAGAATTGAACCATATTTAAGTAACTGGGTTTTAATTCCAGACCCAACACAGTTTATGATTGACGCAACTTATTTATCATAGTGAAAGGAAAGAACAATGTCTATTCTAGATTTTGAAGGTGAAGGTAGGAACTATTGGAACTACACAAAGAGTCAGGACAGTGATTACACACTGACACTTGTAGGTGTGGTAAAGAAGATTGAGGTAGTGCAAGCATACTACCAGGGCAAACCACAGTATTGGCCTGAGGGTAATCCGAAGAAGGCAATTGACATTACAGTAGCTACTGATGCAGGGGACAAGGTATGGAACTTTACACCAGGTGGTAGTGGAGACAAAGCATCTAATGCTATGAAAGCAATTAAGCAGGCAGAAATTGCTGCTGGTTTCCCAGCTAAATCTGTAGCTGAGATTGGTGGATACTCTGTATCGATCTCAACAGAGGAAGCTCCAGAAGGAATGAGCTTTACAAATGGTAGACCTTATTCAATGACAATCATTGGTAAGACTGATCAACCATTTGAGGTAATCGACAATCCGATTCCAACCAAGGCAGAAGCAGAAGCAGCTAAAGCGGCTAAGCAACAAGCTAAAGGTCAGACACAGATGCAGCAGGTTCAACAGCAACCAGTGCAACAGATGCCACGCATTGCGCTTAATCAACAGGTACAACCTGGTATGTCACAAGAGCAGGCTCACTTGCAGCAAGCTATGAATCAAGCTTATGCAGCAGTACATCAGCAGAACCAACAGTATGCGCAGCAGATGAATCAGGTACCACTTGATTGCTATGCAGCAGATAACATTCCGTTCTAATTATTAAATAATTATTAGGTAATAAGCTGGGGACATAGGGTCCCCAGCTACTACATACAAAGGAGAGCATTATGAAACTTTACAAGAAGTCAGAGCTTAAGGTTGTTGAAGGTTACATCATTGATGAGAACAATGAAGTTGTAACTATCCCTAGTGAAATCGTTGAGCAATATGTTGAACTAGACAAGCGAGTTCAAGAAGCTGTATTCATCTTGGATCAGCCTCGTACTCAAGAAGCTCCAACACTTGAAGGCTTCGAGCTACATGAACCATTTGCAGCAAAGGTAGAAGTTGGCGGCTCACTCGGAGAACTTCTCAAATATAAAGAGAAAGAAGCCATGGCATTAGTTGATGCGCTAGAGGCACAAGATGATACCAAAGAACTCAATGATCTTATTGATATCTATAAGCCATTGATGTTCTGGTGTGAGAAGGAATATATTCCTGATGCAAACGCAGAAGCTTATGACTTCTCGTATCAAGTAATCATGCCACTATGTGAGATGAAGGGTAAGGATGTTGCTCAATATGTAGAGATTCTTCATAAGGCTAAGAAGCATATCGAAGGTAAAGAAGCTAACATCTCATTCAGAGAAATGACACAGATAGAAGAAGATAAAGAAATCCGAGCAGAGGATTACGAGGACAGCGACACTGAGGAATAATTATGGAGTGGATGCATACAGTCAAACGTGAATGGCTAGAAGCTAGACGAAGCGTTATCACAGCTACTGAATGTATCTCACTTATCTCAACTTACAATAAGCTAACAAAGAAGCAGAAGGCTGGGACAGAACTTAACCCAGCCTTCGCTGCTTTATGGGGTAAGAAGAACTCAGTAGAAGAATTAGATCCAGTGTCATATGGACCAGCAGCAAGAGGACATATCATGGAGCCTTATGCTGTTGAAGAGTTCAATGCTCACAGCACAACAGTGAAAATGTTTCACTGGGATGATGTAGTCATTTGCAACAATGGACTTGGGTTTTCACCTGATGCCTTAGACATTAAACAGTTTGAACCTAATGTATATAAGTTCAACATTATTCAGGGAAAACTTGTAGGTGAAGGATCAGGTATCGAATACCCAATGCCAGAGATGATGCTTGAGATTAAATCATATGGTGCAGAGAATCATATGAAGTCTATCAACACAAGGCTCACTGGACTTAAAGAAAGATATCAATTAGCTGTAGCTATGGCAGTTTGTCCATCAATCGAATATGGATATCTCATGTTCTATAACCCAGCTTGTCCTATTGGATGGGACATTAAGAGAGCAAGCAGAGCTGACATGGAAGATGAGATTGAATTGATTCTAGGCATTGCTGACGTATGGAACAAGACATGTATCCTTATGAACAATGAACCAAGGAGACAATGTCTTTACACAGAAGAAAAGATACATGAGATAGAAATGCCAGAGCAAAGCACATTGAGTTTATAGATTCATGCAGGAGGTTATAAACATGAACTCACTTGAGGTATTAAACAATCAGCTTGAAGCTGTTCCGAATAATGTAGAAGATATTTCTCTGTTGGTTAATCAAGTTGATGAAGCATCAATGAACTTGAATAGAGTAACAGAAGAATTGCAGCAACTTAATTCATCTATGTATACATTCAATAAGAAGTATGAGAAATATAAAGAAGTTGCAAGTGATGTAAAGATTAAGATGAGATCTATTATCACTGAACTATAAACTAATTGCCCCTGGTGTCTTATGACACTAGGGGCTTTTTTTTCTGTTATGGTCATGTTATAGTAGCATCATCATAAGACTATGGTAAGGAGATACTATGGCTTTCTTGAAGAAAGAAGTATTATATCGAGAGGCTGAGCGTCTAGGCATTACGTTTGATGAGGACACTAAGTGGCCAACAAAAAATAAAATCGTAATCGCTGCACTCAAAGCAGATGGTAAAGCTGTAACACTCGATGGCGAAATCGAACCTATTAAAGAAAAGGAAAATAAGCCGAAGAAGTCAGGCGGCATGAGCTACATGCAATACATTGCTCAAAATGAACCTGAGCAAGAAGAACCAAAGCCAAAGGTTGCAGAGAAACCAAAGGCAAAAGTTGAAGTATCAGCAAAGCCAGAGATTGAAACAAAGACAATCACTACGCAGGAAAAAGAAATCAATGATCTCAAAGAAATGGTAGCCACACTGGCTAAACAAAACAAAGAGATCATGAGTGAACTTAGAGCTACTAAAGCTGCTCAGGTTCAAAATGAAAATGTTAGTACACCTGAAACAAGCGTTGAACATTATGAGGTACACAGAACAAGAGAAGCATTTCCAAAGTTCTGCCGTACTGTTATGTCACCAGAGATTAGACCAGCTGGCAATGGTGTTCAGTTGTTTAAGTATGACGAGGAACTCGGTGACGATGTAAACGTTGAGGAGATCTCATACAAAGACGACTTCAATCATATGAACCTACAGCGTGACCAAGCTACAGGCACCTACAAAATTAAAGGAAAGACAGGACGTAAAGTTATCGCCCAGTCAACTATTCCAAAAGAAAACGCAGGTGTGAGCTACAATCCTGAAACGGATATTGTTCCTGTTGTCACAGCTGATGGTAAGTCTGGATACATCTATACTCATAGCCATTATCCAAATGTTAAAGAATTGCTTATGGCATCAGGTCAATATCACAAGTACAAGGATCTGTTTAACTCATCTATTCATCCAGAAAACATTTGGTATGCAGCAGGCAAGATGCTTGTTTGCCGTAAGGATGTTGTTGAATATGTTTTCTCCGAAATCGAGAGGACTGCTTAATGGCCACAGACATTTCAATAATAGAGGAAATGTTTGAACCACCAAGTTTCATTGCCTATTGGCATGAGATTAAAAGCGTCTATGAATCAATGGGATTCTCAGATGATCTCAGTGATTCACAAAAGATTGAGGAATACTCTTATATCGCTGAACAAGTGAATAAGTTTGTATCTTCAAAGAAAACACAGGTACTGCGTCATGGGAATAATCTCGATAGAATTGAAGCTGAGGTAGAAGCTATAGCTGCAAAGCTAACTGATAAGGCGAGTACAAGAAAACAATTAGTATACATTGCACTTAGAGATAGCTGGGTTATCCAGCTACATTCTAACGTGCAGTATCTACAACAACAAAGGATAGAGGACGATGAACGATACTGATGAAATCCAGGAGCTAGACAATGTTGAGCCAGAAGGTACAGATCAAGAAGAGGTTGAGCCTAAAGATCTATCTGAAGCTTTTCAGCTTTATCGAAAGCAGAACACACAGGTGGCTGAAGGCTCTGTACCAACAGGAGAAGGAGCTGGGTCAGCAGAAAACACAGGCGATGCAGAAGGTCTACTCAACACAGGAGAGTCCAGCTATGAGCAAGAAGGTAGTGTTGATACCACGCCATCAGTTGATTCAGTGTTTGGAGGATCTACAGATGACGCTGAACAATACGATTACTCTGGTGCAACGACATCTCTAAGTGAGCAGATCAACAAGCAAGCTGTTCAAAATGTAGCCAACAAATTCAATCAGATGGGTATTAAAAAGTACAACGTATCTGATCTGTATCAACGTGATGACCAGCGTGGCACTGTAACTTTTATAAACCCAGATGATCCTAATCGTCCATTCCAATCAAGAGCAGAAGCACAGAGCTGGTGTGAAGCTTTTAATAAAGATGTGGACAATGAGTTTAGGAAAGCTGCATACGCTGAACGCCAGAGCATTAACAAGCAGTTCAAGCCAGCGATGGATCTGCTAGAGTTTGCTCCAACATTTGAGAAGTTCTCAAAGCAGAAGCAAGCTGTGATCAATCAACTCATTGAACCTTATGAGGTCAAAGCTGGCAATGGTACTGTTATCGGATACTCATGTAATCTCAATTCAGCAGCAGCTCAAGCTGACAAAATCATTGCTCAGTTTGCACCACAGCAGCAATCAACACAAGCGTCACAGCAGACAACAAAAGCACAAGGGCAAGTACGCACTCCATCTGTAGATACGAAGTCGTCACAAGGTTCAACGTCAACAAGTGAAGCTGAACCAAAGACACTCGCAGAAGCAATGAAGATGCTACAGCAACAGAAGAAGGGCAAATAAATGAAGCACACAATGGAAGATGTACAAAAACACTTCGATGAATACATGACAATCGAAAATCAAATGCTAGATACAAAACGTATTCTTTGCGATCGCATTGATGCGTGGGTTGATATCTATAATTATTACAAAGAATTCCACGGCTACACTGCAACTAAAGATTACATTGATGGAATCATGAAGATGGTTCAAGCACTCATTGACGACATGCAAGGTAAGCTTAACAATCTTTCATTTGAAGATGTGACAGCAGAAGAATATAAAGATGTATATGAGGAAATGTTTCCTCGTCATGACAAGTGCGAGGACTTCAATGATATCTTCCGTGCATCAGTTACATTTAATTTCATTCGCCCATTTGGTGAGCGAATCTTGAACATGCGTCGTTTGCTTCTCGAAGAAATCGAAATCATAAATTCAGAGGCATCTGAAGAAAATGAATCAGTCGAAGCAACAGATTAGTGTACCTAGGTTTTATCAACCTTGGCCACATCAACAAGAAGCTTGGGCAAGAAGAAGCTCAGGTAAGTACAACTATTACTTCAAGTTGTGGTCAAGGCAGACAGGTAAAGACGCAGATGATATTGAGTATTGTCTGCGTCGTGCCTGGGATAATTCAGGCACACAATCGGTATACATTGGCCTAGATAACAAATGGATTACGAACAATATCTTTAATAAATACATCGATGGCCGTGAATTTTGGAATGATTATCCAGAAGATCTCATTGATGCTAACAACACAAGACGCGAAGTGTTGATGCTGAATAATGAGAACAATCAAGCACCAGCTCGTATCAGGTTTATTGGATTTCTGAACGATAGCCAAGCTATCGGCTCTTCATACGATAACTTCTATGTTTCAGAAGCTTCCTTATATCGAGACAACGCATTTATGTATATGGAACCTATCTGGGATCAGAAGCTTGCCATGGGTCTGCCATTGTATGTAGGGTTCAATGGCACACCACGTGGAATCAAAAACGTTTACTATGAGCTTTTGAAAACATACACAGGCTGCGATGATCCAGATGATTTTCCAGGTGAACACGGTAAATGCTACGTTGATAAAAAAACAATTCATGATGTAGTTGTACCTGATGGTCATGGTGGACTTAGACCATTGTATACGGAAGAGCAAATTGAGATACTTAAAGATAGATACTTAAAGCAGTTTGGGAACCTAGCTTTATATGAGCAGGAATACGAATGCAACTTTACAACAGTTAACGCTGGTCTAGTTTATAGAGCCATCGAATACGTTGTATCGGAAAAAAGATATTGTGAATTCAATCTCGATGCAACAAAGCCAGTCTATATAGCATTCGACATTTCATCAAAGGATAAGCAAACTGACGCAACAGCAGCTATCATTTTTCAATACTACAATAATAGAATGATGATCTACGATATCTATGAAGATAGATCGAAGTCACTTGTTGAATGCATAAGTGATATTTCGCGTAGGCCATACTTCCACATGATTAGATTTGGGGCATTGCCATGGGACGCAGAACGAAGCGCATCGAGCGAGACACCTATAGAAGAAGCAAGAAAAATGTTTCCGACGATCTATTGGCACGGTCTCGAAAGAGAGCGCGTAGACCGAGGCATTCAACTCGTAAGAGAGATGCTACCGAATATGATGATTCATTCTGGGAATTGTGAATGGTTACTCACATGCTTCATGAACTATGAATACCAGCGTCTAGCAAGTCAAGACGATTGGGCAGCTAAACCAAAACACAGTAGGTACTCACATCTCATGGACGCACTTAGATACGCTGTCATGGCGATAAAGGAGAAACAGTATCTCCAGATAAATGATGATGGCAATTATGATGTGCCGCTGTATTACGGTGGCTTTTATTCAGATGAATACGATTCAAAGTTATCAACATTCAAAAAGCGAGAGAAGAAAACTAATGGAGGACTCTATTATTAAAGCCTGGGAATCAGGCAAAGGATTCGATCTTGCAGGAGCAGAACCAATTGAAACACATGAGCAATGGTTCGATCCTAAAGTTGTACCAACGATTCTTGAAGATGATGCGTGGGATCAGTATTGCGATAAAGCTTTGTATCAATTAGAGAAGGCCCTTCGGGCCTTCATTGCTGATGCGGAGCTTAATCCAGATTGGAAAAAGAATCACTACAACAGACGCTTTCGTGCAGGTCAAATGTTTACAGCTTTGTTCAACAGGCAAGCTACAACAAAAGACAATGCATACACACAGAAGCTTCATAAGCTTATGGCTTATTACTCAACGAGGATTCAGAAGTCAGCTCACGACAATCAAAGAGGCATGACGATTCGTCAGCCACATTATACGTTGTCAGTGAATGCGCTAAAGAAACCACCGTATGGATTGAAGCTTAGAAGCGAGTGGCTAATTGAACGAGGGGAAATGCCACGTAAAGGAAACATGAAACCTATTCCTGATGAGAAGCTATTGAAGCCTGGTCATTCAACCAACCCGAAAACCGATGCAAATATGCAAAGAAGAAGTAGGCTAGCTAAGGATAAGTACAATGAATACCAACAAAACCGGAAACGAATTTTGCTTGCAAACAGTACAGAAAACTCGGGAGACGTGGACGGGGATTGATGATTACCTCACTTATCTATGCCTTGAAAAAACTATTGGAGAAGTTCTTGAGATGCGAGAACGTGCTCCTAATGCTAAGTGTTACTTTGCTGCTCAGCTCATATTTTGCGCTGTCTTTGAAACTGATATTGGATGTATCCAACAAGTAGTTGAAAGAGTTGACGGCACCATTCCAGAAGAAGGTGAGCGAGATAAGTTTGCTAATATTTTTGGTGACGCTTTGGACGATGTACTTGAGTTGGACAATGTAGAACAGTTAAGGATATTCCCACAAGATCCATGTATCATTGCTATTGCTAAAGCTACCTATTCCATTTCTGTTTGCCCTGTAGGTAAAAATGTAAACAAGAAAAAGGATAGGCAAAAAGCAATCGAGATGATCCTTAAACGAACTGGTGGTCGCAAATCAGAACCAACACGTGAAACTAAAGTAATTGAATATGTTGATCCTGAATGGATGAGCCTGCCGAATCCAGAATAAAAATACTATATGTATTAAAAAGATCCTATATATATGATATACTACGGACCAAGGGAGCCGGAGCTAAGAACAGAATTGGGGGTGAAGATATGTGTAACTACTATTTAATTAGGATCAGTGATTGCGATGACAGCACTACCAACACGGAGAAAGAAAGCTAAAATTGTTGTGCCTATAGAACTCGAGACAAAAGATTATGGGAGCTTTTGGAGATGTCAATGTGGCGCACCAATAAAGATTCATCAAGCTTGGTGTCCATTTTGCAACGGGTATCTATACTGGCATAAATTAAAAAAGTAATATCGCGACACTGGAAAGTAGGGGACGTGGACAAGCATCATTATGATTTTAACTTTCCAAAATGTAAACCAGAAGATACACCAGAAAAACAACTAGAGCATTTAGTATCAGAAGTTGTTGAAGTATCAAATGCATATTTCGACTGGCAACGTGGGGTAGATACAGCCGAACATTTTGCAGAAGAAACTATGGATGTTATCCATTGTGCTGAGACCACACTTAACATGATTAGCAATGAGGTAGACATCGACGAAGCTAAAGAAAACGTGATAGCTAAAAACGTAGCTAGGGGGTACTACTTATGACTAATTCGAAACGAAAAGGAGCAGATGGAGAACGCGAGCTAGCATTATATCTAAGAAATAGTGGATGGAGAGCTAGACGAGGACAGCAGTACTGCGGAGCTAATGGAGACGCTGATGTTGTCGGACTACCAGGTGTTCACATTGAATGCAAAAGAGTTGAGAAGCTCAATCTTTATAAAGCTATGGAACAAAGTTCAAGTGAATGCAAAGGCAGCGATGTACCTGTTGTAATGCATAGGAAGAATAGATGCAGGTGGCTTGTAACAATGTGCCTAAATGACTGGATCCATTTCTATAATGCCTATGATAAATGCTATAACATCGTATTTGAGGAAGATGAATAATGAACATTACTGACCCAGATTATTACAAAGGATCAAAAGTTACCTGTTCAGAAGCCATGGAATCTATGGTGTCTATGTGGCCGAAGGACATTGATCCTATGGTTTACTACTGGCTCATCTGTTCCATGAAATATATCTGGAGGTGGCCAAACAAGAACGGCACAGAGGATCTACGTAAAGCAGTAACTTGTATCAATTATGC